ACTTGTGGAACCAAACTCAAACGGCATTGCCCAAAGCGGAATGGTTCGCATCTACGCCGGTTTTGCCCCGCTCTTGTATACCGGCATCAACGCGATCCGAGCCACCTATACTGCAGGTTTTCTTATCAGCTGGCCTGATTTTGGAGATCCAACCAAACATAATTTGCCCGCTGACCTTACTATGCTCTGTGAAAATTTGGTAGTCAGGTTTTGGAAGCACCGCGAATCAAGTGGCAAGAGAAGCGAGTCGATCAAAGACTCTAACGTGACGTGGAATGACTTTTTAGATGGGTTCGACAAAGACATACTCGATCGCCATACGCGTCCATTAAGATTCATTTAATGTTATGGCAGAAACGCAATTTACCATTAAAATTCAAAATCTTGATCAGCTGATCCAGTCCTTCAGAAAGTATCCGGTCATCGTGGCTCCCAGAATTGCAGACGCGATCAATAAAGCCCTTGCCATCTTGGCCAAGAACGGCGACGACAGTACGTTTCAATTCAAGACGCCCCGAGAGCTGCGCACTGGATACCTGCAATCGACATGGGGCGCGCCGGGAAACGGTCTTGCGCTGGCCAGTCCCACCAATTTATCAGGCAAAATATGGACAAATGCCGGATATGCAATCTATGTTCACGAAGGTACGGCTCCGCATTTGATTCAAGTAAGAGTAAAAAAAGTGTTGGCCAATAAAAAGACAGGACAGATCTTTGGCAAAACAGTCCATCACCCGGGCACCAAGCCTAATCGCTTCATTCCAAGAATCATCGATAAAAGCCAAAGCGGAATCAATGCCGCATTCCTGACCGCTCTCAATTACATCGTTCAGGATATCGCAGCAAAATAACATGAGCGTTATAGGATCAATCAAACAAAAAATCATCAACCATCTTAACGCGCTGCAAACCGCAGGGAAGTTGGGGCAGGTCATCGTAGAAAAAGGCGGCGCGCAAAACATGTTCGATCGCGATTTAATGAAATACCCAGTCGCCATTTTATTGCCTGGAACCGCCGAGGGAAATACCGAAACCAATCAGCAAAATCTTTATGCCTTTGCGTTTGACATTGTCATCGTGATGAAAGGCGAGAATATCACCGGCTCTACCGATACCGAAGATCTGCTCGAAGCTATTGTACAAGAATTCAATGACGACTTTACGTTGGGCGGTACGGCGGAAGGGGCGGTCGATCCTGCATCAAGTACGCCAGCGCCCGTTGAGCATGAGGGGCAAACGTACGTGGTGTTTGTCGTGGTGCTCCGGGCAAAAGCCTTATTAACATTTAACTTACAATCATGATCGAAAAAGCAACCATTACCAAAGATATTTCCTCTGCCGTCAAAAAAGAATTTCACTTTTCGGGCAGCGGCAAATATATTCCGATGACCATCTCGGCCGTCAATCGGGAAGAAGCAGAAAAAATCTGGCTTGAAACCAGACAGGAGGTCGGGAAACAGGAAAAGGTCGAAGAAATTAATCAAGAAAATAATCAATAACTAACTATGTCAAAAGGAATTGGAAAATTATTTCAAATTGGCATCGCCAAAGAATCAACGCGCGGTACGGCTCAATCGTCGGCCACATATTGGCCGGCATTTAGTGATGCTGCGCCTGAAGAGAAAATAGAAAATGCGGTTGATGTGCAATCATACGGCGTGATTGAAGACAGCGTCTCGCAAACCAGAATAAAAAACTGGATGGAGGGAGTGATTAATGCGCCGCTCACTGACCAGAGCCTCCCCCTTATTTTACTCTCGTTGCTTGGCACCGATACGCCAACGCTGCACGCCGGAGAAACCACGGTCTATGACCATGCCATTACGGTAGCGCAAAATGCCCAGCATCAATCACTCACGTTATTCGTCCATGATCCGCTTGCAGCCCAAGATTATTCACACGCTTTAAGCGTCATTCATAAAATAGATCTTGAATATGCGCTCAAAGATTTTGTGAAATACTCGGCTGCGATTATGGGTCAGCAGGGCGCGCAAAAAAGCACTTTCTCTCCATCGCAAAGCGCCGAGAATCGATTCGTGCCGCAATATCTGACATTCAAAGTAGCTGCTAATTTAGCAGGCCTTAACGCAGCTTCTGCGATAGCGATCCGCAATTTAAAGCTCACCATTGACGACAATATTGAATCGCAGGATGTGCTTGGCAACATAGCCCCGGCTGATTTCTTGAATAAGGAATTTAAAATCGAGGGAACGCTTGAAGCAATCTGGCAGAATGAGTCGGACTTCAAAACAAATGCGATTGCCAATACACCGCAGGCCATGCGCCTCGATCTTATAAACTCAGCCATAACTCTCGGATCCGCAGCTCATCCAGAAATTAAAATCGATTTGGCAAAAGTATATTTCACTGAATTCAGCCGTCCGATAAAAACCAAAGACTTGGTTTATCAGACATTGAAATTCAAAGCATCATATTCAATCAGCGATGCGCAGATGGTGAAAATCACCTGCACCAATACGATCGCCAGTTATTAAAAGTCGAGCATTAAAATTATTAATAAAAAATCACTATGTCAGAACGAGAAACAAGAAATATCACCACTCCGGGAAACCACGTCGTGGTGTTGCGCGCCTACCTTACTGGTCGGGAAGTCAATGACATCAAGCGCGCGTTGTTCGGTTCGGTAACGGTTGAGCGCGGCGAAGACGGCAAGCCCTCTATTCCCGAGTATCCGCTCGCACTTGCCATTGACCGGGAAAAGAAACTTATTGAATCTGCGGTTGTAAGTGTCGATGGCAAAGCAGAAAATGCTCCGGACGCAATTCTCGATTTTCCTGCTGCCGATTATAAGTTTGTAGTCACGGAAGCAGAGAAAGCCGTTGACGGAAATTTTTAGAGGGCGAAGTAGAAGCGGCGTGGTCCCGCTACTTCGCCTTCGGTAGCATGGAATTTCCCGATGATATGGCAGCTGCTATACTCTGCCGGGAAATGGGCTGGACGTGGCAAGAGCTGCAGGATCAGCCGATATGGTTTGTAAAAAATATATTAAGTTTCATGTCGGCTGAATCAGAGCATCATCAAAAACACCAAACAGGCAAATGAACACAACTCTCGAAATTATCATACAAGCCGTAGACGAAGCATCGCAAGCGCTTCAAAATATCGGCAATAATATTACAGCTGATGGCGACAAAGCGCTCACGGCTCAAGAAAAGATGAAACAGATGGGTGTGGCCATGCAGCAGGCTGGCATGCAACTTTTGGCTGTTGGTGCTTCGGCTGATGCTTTCTATGCGGGCGCGGTAGATGCGGCATCAAAAGTTCAAGACGCGCAAGACAGCTTGTCGACTAGCATTCAAAACTTAGTCAAACAATCAAAGGAGAGTATGGGAGCTGACAGCGGTGTTGCCCAACAAAAAGCATTTCTTACAACGAAAATAAAAGAAGCGGAAGCTTCGATCGCGAAATTATCTTCAGAAACCGAAACCAGTATTAAGCTGGGCAAAGACCATGGCGCCACCAATGAAGCTAATGCCGCAAAGGTGGAAATGCTAAGGCAGAATGTTGCCAAGTATCAGGGACAGCTGGATCAGCTGAATAATGTGCAAAGTCTTGCCGGAGCATCAGCGCAAGATTTATTATCCGCATTTGAAAGTTTGGCAGCAAAAAATACATCGCTGGGCTTTAGTATTCAAGATTCTACGAATGCCTTAAACGGATTATTTACCGAAACAAAAAGCATGCCCGAAACTTTTCAGGCATACAACGCCGCTATGGACTTGGCCAGATTCAAGCATATGGATCTTGAAACGGCAACCAAGCAAGTCGAGATGGCTTTGCAGGGACAAGGCCGGGCGCTGGCAACCTTGGGAATCCAAATCAAAGACGGCTTGACGCCTTTGCAGGCGCTGGAAGCTTTACAATCCCAGGTGAAAGGGCAGGCGCAGGCCTATGCCGATACCTTAGCCGGAAAAACTGCCGTTGCTTTGCAGAGCATCAACAAATTGTTTGCCGACATGGGCAATACGCAGCTTCCCATATTGGCGAAAATTCTCGATGGCCTGGCAGGCATTATCGACAAAGTGGATGCATGGACGACCGCCCATCCTCAGCTCACTGCAGCAATTCTTGCTTCAATCGGTGTGTTTGGCGCATTGGCTACGGTCGCCGGCACACTGCTGGTTATTATGGGAACGCTTGCCATCGCATTCGGAACCGCCGGCATTGCCATCGGCATTTGGGCGTTTGCCATCATTGCCGCGGTGGCAATTTTAGCCGGCATTGTTGTTTTGATTATTGAGTACCACACGCAAATCTGGAATTTTATGCAGGCGGTATGGGCGAAGATCACCGGTTTTCTTTCCGACACCTGGAAAAAAATAACTGATGCATGGAACACAATGTGGACTCTGGTCAAACGCCTCGTCCAGGACGTCCTCAATTTTATTTCCGATCTTATCATCGGCACGATCGGCGCAATCGCAACGGTGTGGAACGCAACATGGCAGGGGATTGGAGATTTCTTTACAGGCATATGGAACGGAATAAAGGGAACGCTGAGCATTGCCATTAATTTTGTCACCAGCCAGCTCAACAGCCTTTTAAGTTTTGTTTCAAATATTGCCGGAGCAATATCAGCTCCCATCCAATCGGTGGGGAACTTAGTTTCAAGCATCGCTTCAACAGCAAGCAAAATCGGAAGCGCAGTCAGCAGTGCAGTCACAAAATCGGTGCCGCACTTTGCGGCCGGTGGAATTGTAAGCAGTCCGACATTTGCGCTCGTGGGAGAAGCGGGTCCGGAAGCCATCATTCCACTTTCGATGCTTGGCGGAGGAAGCGTCGCCCCTATCGGACGCGGCTTATCTTCGGGAGGAATTAATATATATCTTTCTGGCACTTTTTACACGGATGAACAGGCAGGAACACGCTTGGGAAACGCGATCGCAAAGGTCTTAAACCAGCAGCTTAAATTAAAGAACTTCTAACATGCTTCAGATCAAGAAAAATGGAACCGACATCAGTTCGGCCATCCAGTGGAAAACGGTGCAGATTTCTGAAGTGCTGACCAAAGAGGTGAGCAAGCTGCAGTTTACGATCTACAAAACGCCGGCCACTTCAAGTCTGATTCCGGTAGCAGGAAACCAGATCGATGTATATGAAAACAGCAATCATATTTTTGGAGGAACGGTAACGAGCGTTGAAACCACGGTGCAAGGCGGAGCGTTGCTGGCCTACAAAATCAGCTGTGTTGATTGGAGTTACAAACTCAACAGCAAACTGGTAACCAAGCGTTACGTGAATATGGATCCGGCCGATATTATTGCCGACATCGTCACCAATTTCGTGCCATCAACTCTTGGCTTTACCCAAAACCATGTTCAGCGCGGAAATTTCCAAGTTGCTTCAATCAAATTTAATTATGAGCAGGTGACGCAGGTTCTTGAAAAGCTCGCCAAGCAAATCGGCTGGGAATGGTATGTCGATCCGGCAAAAGATATTCACTTTTTTCTGGCAGAAAATAATCCAGCACCTTTTAATATCGACGAATCCACTGGAAACATCGACTGGCCAAGCCTCGACGTTTCAATTGATCTGACCAATATGAAAAACAGCGTGTTTGTGGTCGGCGGAAATTATCCCAAGACTTTCAATGCTGGCAATGCAGTAGACGTCTACCAGACCGACGGAGTAAAAACTGCTTTTGCACTCGCTTACAACTACGAGCAAACCAGCATCGTGGTCACACTCGACGGTTCGGCACAGACCCTGGGAATCGACCAGCAGACCGATCCATCAACGGTGCAATGGCTTTATAGTCCATCGGGAAAGTTTGTTCGCTCAACAAGTCTTTTGGGAAGCGGACATACGGTCAAGATTTTTGGCAATGCGCAAATTCCCATTCTTGCCCATGCCTCCGATGCATTCGCCATTGCGACATACGGAGAATTTCAGGATTCGGTAATCGATAAACAGATCAAGTCGGTTTCGGAAGCTCAGGAACGCGCGCTTGCTGAAATCCTGCAATTTGGCCACCAAGTTTATGATGTGAAATTTACCACGCGCCAAACTGGACTCGTGCTTGGCCAGACAATTCTGCTTAATAGTGCAAAGCTCGGCATCACCAATTATCCATTAGTGGTCAAGCGAATTGACGGCACCGCATATAGTCCTAGCCAATTTGAATACCAAGTTGAAGCCCTCGGATCAGACAACGTGACATTTGTGGATATTATGAGCCGATTGCTGACGCAGGAAAATAACAATACTGATTTGGCCGACAATACGGTTCTTGAAAATCTTTTAACTTTTGCTGAAGGCGTTGGCGTAGCCGATCCGGTATCAGTCACGCCAACAGCGCGGCCGTATACCTGGGGTCCGGCCGGAGGCAACCCACCGATTATATGGAGCTTTTTTACCTGGGCATAATTTTATGATCAAAAAACTATTTCAAAAACTATTTAGAATATCCGAGCCGGTGGGAATCCGAGGGACGATTAAAATCCGGTCGTACAAAGCCGGCACCAAAGAACTGATCGGCGAATTGGTTTTCAAAAATTTAATTATGCAGGCGGCCAATGTTGGTAAAGATTTAATTGTGCAAAAAATGATCGCCGCCTACACCGGCACCGATCCTTATACCTTGCACGTCACGCACGGCGCTATTGGCACCAGCAACACAGCGCCTGCGGTTTCAGACACTCAGCTTGGTGCCGAATCTGCGCGCGTTTCGCTGACCTATGCCCAAGACAGCGGATATAACGAAGCCGTCCTGCAATTCTTTTTCCCCGACTCCACTCTTACCAATCAAACCTATTATGAATTCGGCGTTTTCGTTGACGGCACATCAACCGCCAACAGCGGAAAGATTTTTAACCACGCGCTTTTTGGCACGCCATACGCCAAGAGCGCCGGGGTCGATACCACAGTCGAAGTCGATATAACTTTTACATAAAAAACCATGAGATCAGCCAAAGTAAATGTCGGAGATTCGGGACTCGCATCGCAATATAATAATCTGCGATCGGATGCCTACGGAGCCAGCCTTCTTCTTCCCCATCAGCAAAGCACGCCGGGATTAACCCTCTACATCGAGGCCGGCGTTTGCTATATCGGCGGAACGCAGGTGGTGTTTGCCGGCGGAAACTCACCGGCGTTTACCGCGCCGTCAGCCAATCCGCGCATCGACATTTTAACTATTGATTCAGCCGGCACGCTTGCCATTACCCAGGGAGCAGAAAATGCCAGTCCAGTCGCACCTGCATATCCCGCCAACAAGATTGTTCTTTGCGAGGTCTATAACCGCGTGAGCGAAACGGCGCTTTATGATACTGATCCGGGCGGAAGCACTGGCTATATTAGCCGAGACGTGCGTCCGATCGTGCAATTGGGCGGCTACATTGCAACTTCCAGCCAGATTGCCGTTGGCGCGCTGACCGGGGATAAGTTTGCGAGTCTTGGCAGTATTCCGGGGGGAGCCGGCGTTATCCCAAATGCTAACCTGCCAGCTTTTGCTGCGCCCAAATTTGGAGGCACCGGGGCTGATGGCGCGCTCAACGTTACCTCGGGAACCACTAGCATTGATATCGGCAGTGCCACGGTGCTTATAAAAAACTATACTTCGATCAATATTTCCGGAGGCGCAACCGTTAATTTTATTAATCCAAACGCCAATGGATCGCTAGTCATCTTAAAGTCTCTTGGCAATGTCACGATTGCCGGAACGCTGGATGTCAGTGGCATGGGGGGAGCCGGAGGCGCGTCGGTTGGACACGGAAGCACGGGTGTGGCTGGAGGATCGAGCGCCGATATCTTGGATGCCGTTGCTCACTCCATTGCCGGAATCAGAGGCCAGGATTCCGGATCGGACGGAGGCAATACTGCCAATCCCGCATCATTTACCGTTACCGGCGTCGGCCGATTCTATACCTTGCTTGGATCATATTCACTGTACCGAAACATGATCCACCTTGCCCCGGGCGTGGGCGGAGGATCAGGCGGAGGTGGCGGAAACTCATCGGGCGGAACTGGTCCGGGAACCGGGGGAAACTCCGGAGC